CTTACGAGAAATCGTAGGCTCTTTTCTTTTGCCCAAACGCGAAAAATTCATGTTCCCTTATGGAAGAGATAGCTCAAATGGTAGAGCGCCACTTCATTGTGGAGGTGTGGATTCGATCTCCACTCTCTTTTTTCATTTTTATTTTTGGAGGTTGAACGATTATGGAGGACATTATGCTGATCCGGTCGAGTTTTTTGCGCCGCATCATCTCGCAGGTTATCAACAAGATACTGAAAAAGCAGTTGCCCGGCACAGAAGTGCAGTTGGGCGAGGTTCAAGCGAACTGGAGCGAAAAAGAGCAGAAATTGAAGATTCATCTTGTAGTGGATGCAGAGATGACCAAGCCGCAGCTGATGGAACTGTTGAAGCAGGCCGGAGTGTTGTGACGCGAAATGTTCATAGTGCTTTATGAGATGGTTAGTCTCAGAATTATATTTTGGAGGTACGAAATTATGAAGACATTGGTGAAAGTTGCTTTGGGCGCAGTGGCGTTTTATGGCATTACCGAATTGTCCTGCGTTGACTTCATTGCTATCATGTGGAGACGACTTATGATGCGCAATGAAGATTTGGCGGCAGATGCACTCGATAACGCTATGAAGGACCGGAGTCCGAATTGGGAACGGAAGCTGTATGAATTCCTGAGAACGAATCAGGCTAAAAGGTATTTGAAGCGCTAACCAAATCGAGAGCTTACGAGAAATCGTAGGCTCTTTTATTTTTCAAAATGGAGGTTGAACAATGAAACTGACGAAAACATGCGCGAAATTCCTGCGCAAGCACGGCGGAACTATTCTGGCAGTGGCTGCATCTGTAGGCGTGGTAGCAACGGCCATCGAGACCGGGCGGGCGACAACGAAGGCACAGCACATACTTGAAGTTGACAAGGAGCTGACAAAATTCAACGAAGACGAGTTTGGCGTGACAGAAGAGCCTCCGACAAAGAAACAAATTGTTCTGATGTGCTGGAAAGCATACGTTCCGGCTGCGATTCTTGGCGGCGGTACCATTGCCTGCATCCTGGGCTCAAACGCGCTGAACAAAAAGCAGATCGCAGGCCTGACCGCGGCGTACATGGCACTGGGAAAGACCTATCAGGAGTATCGCAGGCAGGTGGCGGAGCAGATCGGCGTGGAAGAAGAAAAAGATATTTACAAGGACACGCAGGATGTTCTGGAGACCCCCGCCCCGGCAGGCACAGACGAAGAAAAGCTGCTCTGCTACGAGCCTATCTCAAAAAGATATTTCCATGCAACGGAAACGGAGCTGATGGATGCCTTCTACAACGTGAACCGGAACTTTGCGTTGAATGGAGAAGTCTCGCTGAATGACTTCTACTCCTTCCTGCCCGGACTGGACTTTACACCGGAAGGAGATATGCTGGGCTGGTGCACGGAGTATCTGAGCAACGAGTGGGAATATTACTGGATCGACTTCAACTATGCCCGGCAGACAACGGATGATGGACTGGAAGTGTACTATGTGACAGCATTCCAGGAGCCGATCAAAGAGTATCTGGATTACGACCCGACCAGACGGGAACCATTTTGAATTTTGAAAAGGAGACTGATATTTTATGAAGAAGATCAATTGGTGGAAAGTTGCATCCGTAGCCATGATGGCTGCAAGCGCGATCCTGAGCTTTGGCCACGACCTGATTGAGGAGCAGCGCAGCGAAGAGGAAATGCAGGACATGGTGCGGGAGGAAGTTCAGCGTCAGCTTGCAGAAAAGAACCTGTAAACGCGAAAAATACAGTCTCCCTTATGGAAGAGATATCCAAACTGACAAACAAAGGAGATTGATATTTATGTACGATCACGACTATTATGCAAAGATGGACAAGGCAATGGTACGCGTACTGAAGGCAGTTGCACGTTCAGTGGGATACGGCTTTACAGGGCTGTATCACTATCTGAAGAAGCAGCCGACCAGACTGTACGAGTATATCCGTTACCAGATCCAACTGGAACGCGATGATCAGCGTGAAACGGAAATTCGCTTCGAGAATTTGAAGCAGCACGGACATATCTGAAAGGCGAGAGCTTACGAGAAATCGTAGGCTCTTTCTTTTTATAAATTTTTGGAGGTACAAAGATGAACCTGAAAACATTTGCAAAGGCAGTGCGCAGAAGCGCAGGCAAGAATGCATCCAAGATTCTTGGTGGTCTGGCGATCACGGGAAGCATCACGGCGGTCTATTTCGCTGTGACCGCGACCCCCAAGGCCATGATCCTGCTGGACGAGAAAAAGCAGGAGCTGGGCGTGGAAAAGCTGGACGTGAAGACCATTGTCAAGACGGCTGGCCCGGTGTACGTGCCAACTGCGCTGAGCATGGTGCTGTCTGCGGGCTGCGTCATTGGTGCAGTTCATGTGGACGAGCGGCGGAATGCTGCACTGGCCGCGGCGTGCACCCTTTCTGAGAGCGCGCTCAAGACCTATCAGGACAAGGTGCTGGAGGCCATCGGCCCCGAGAAGGAACAGGAGATCCGGGAGACCATTGCGCTGGAAAAGATGGCCAAGTGCCCCGAACCGGCAACCATCCAGCCTGCCAAGAACCTTGCCACGACCGATGTTTCCTACGACCAGCGGGTGAAGTGCTGGGAAAGCCTGACCAACACCTACTTCTGGACGACCAAGGCCATGATCGAAAAGGCCGTCAATGGGGTCAACAAACAGCTGCTCAGTGACTTCCGGGTGAGCGAGAATGATCTGTTCGACTATCTGGGCATCGACCACTGCGTCAACGGCGACCTGCTGGGCTGGGACACGGATTCGGGGCTTAACGTTGATATTTTCTATGCGTCCCGGCTGGACGAGGACGGGATGCCCTGTCTGACGCTGGAGTATCACACGCCTCCGAAGTGGCTGGGCGGCTATTGATATTTGACCAGGCGCGAAAAATTCAGCTTCCTTTATGGAGGTAATACTCCGACATTATAAACTTATATTTAAGAAAGAGGTAACAAAAATGGACGAAATGAATAATGTGACTATGGAGAACGAGGCTTCTGTGGAGGTCGCTCCTGTTGAGAGTGTTGTTCCTGCTGAGGCAGAGAACCCTACTTATAACGACGACTGCGAAAGCAACTCCGGGGTTGACTTTGGCACGATTGTCAAGGTTGGCACTGGTGTGGTGCTTGTCGTTGCTGTTGGCGTGAAGTATGGCGTTCCGCTGGTAAAGAAGGGATTTAAGCACATCAAGGAGAAGATTGCAAGCAAGAAGGCAAAGAAAAACGAGGTCATTGATGTCGAGTCGAAAGATGTGACTTCTGACGAGGAAACTTGTGAAGAGAAGTAATGTTAGGTAAGGTGAGAGCCGTGGAGAAATCTGCGGCTCTTACTTTTTTGTTTTTTTGAAAGGATGACAACATGGCACAAGTAAACATGCCGAAGAGCAGCATCGGACAGCAGCCTGCCACAGAGCCTCAGAAGAAGTTCCAGAAGGTCGTCAAGGGAAAAGTGACCCTCAAGGAGCAGAACGATATCCAGAAGATTGCTAACGAGTTCCTGGCCGAGGACCTCAAGACCGTGAAGAACCGCATCGTGGTGGACTATCTGCTGCCCATGCTGAAGAACGGTCTGTGGAGTATTTTTAACTCTGCGGTCAGCATTGCACTGTTTGGCGAGGACCGTTCCCGCGGCTCTTCGAGCAACTACTCCGGCTCCCGCACGCAGCGGAACAGCTATGACACCTACTATCAGGGAGGCTCCGGCAACCGGCAGGGAAATCCGAACCGGGCCGTAGGACGCAGCTTGCAGAACCTGGACTTTGAGTTCCGTGCGGATGCAGACGACACACTTTCCCAGATGTATGATGCGATTCGCCAGTACGGTCAGGTTTCTGTGGGTGACCTGTGGGATCTGATGGGCGTTTCCAACGAGAGCACCGATTACAATTACGGCTGGTACAACCTTGACGGGGCGTTCATCAAGGGCATCCCGGGCGGATATCGTCTGATGCTGCCTCGCCCTGTACCGCTGCGCTGAACAATAAAGAAAGGATTGATATTTATGAAGTTCCTGAAAAAGATCGACAAAACCGAAATCGTGGAAAAGATGACCCGTGCTGCATCTAAGTGTGGCTACAAGCTGAAAAAGGCAAGCCCCACCATTATGATCGTTGGCGCTGCCATTGGTGGTGTGACTGCTACCGTGCTGGCCTGCAAGGCGACCATCAAGGCACAGGATATTATGACCGAGCACTATGCTCAGGTTGAGAGCATCCACACGGCCAAGAAGCAGATCGAGAGCGGTGAGATCCAGCTGAGCGATGGCGAGACCTACACCGAGAAGGATTACAAGAGCGATATTACGACCACCTACGTCCAGACCGGCCTGAAGCTGGCAAAGGTGTATGCGCCTGCGGTCACCCTGGGTGCGGTATCTCTGGGCTGCATGTTCGGTTCCCACCACATCATGTCCAAGCGCAACGCGAGCCTGACTGCGGCTTATATTGCTCTGGACAAGGCCTTTGAGGAATACAAGAGCCGTGTATCTGACCGCTTTGGCAGCCGTGTGCAGGAGGAGCTGGAGCACAACATCAAGGCTGTGGAGCTCGAGAGCAAGCGCACCAACGAGCAGGGCGTGGAGGAGACCATCAAGGAGTACAAGGACATCGCCATGCAGCACACCAGCCCCTATACCTGCATCTTTGACGAGACCGTGGACACCTGGCAGCCCGACAACATGCTGAACCGCAACTACCTGTTCCTGATGGAGCAGGCAGCAAACAAGCGTCTGCGCACCCAGGGGCACCTTTTCCTGAACGACGTTCTGGCATCTCTGGGTACCCACGGAGGTGTGACCCTGAAGACCCCGGAAGGCCAGATCGTGGGCTGGATCTATGACCCGAACGATCCGACCCGGCAGAGCCACGTGGATTTTGGTGTGACGAACTACGTGGAGGGAGACGACGCGCTGAACAGCTTTATCAGTGGTGGAGAGCGGAGCGTGATGCTGCGCTTTAACTGCGACGGTCCCATCATCGACAAGATCTGAGCCTGATATTTTGGAGGAATACGCTATGACCAGATTCGTTAAGAGACTGTCTTACCTGTTTGCTGCCATGGCCGGAGTCTGCTTTGTCTCTGGTCTGGCGGTTCTTTCTGAGTGAGGTGGAACGATGGAAACTTTGGAAAGCACTTTCCTGTTTCTGGACTATCTGACCGATACCAAACGCAAGCGCCACATGGTGGGAGGCATTCTGATGAGTGTCTCCCTTTTCTTTGGCGGATTGGCGTTTACCATGATGACGATCAAAGGAGACATCGACAATGAACAAGACCGTGCGTGATATTTTGCTCTTTGCAGCGGGCTTTGGGGCAGGTGCCCTTGTGATGCACACCGTTTTCGAGAAGAAATACGAGACCTATTACGGCAAAAAGTACGAGGCCGAGCGTGAGAATCTGCGGCAGAAGGAAGCCGATATGGACAAGACCATCGAAGAAAGGGCGACCCAGAAGAGCTTTGAACAGCTGGCCGGGAAGTACCGTACCGAATCTGACCCGGAAGATGTAGTGGCACATGAGGCCATCGAAGTCATTGAGCCGGATCAGTTTGGTGAGCTGGACGACTACGAGACTTCCTTTCTGACTTACTACGCGGACGGAACGCTGGTGTTCGACACGGAGGATCAGCCCGTGGACGACGATGATATTCCGAAGATCATCGGCAACGAGGCACTGGACCGCATTGGCGAGTTCGCACCGAGCGCTGTTCATGTCCGTAACCACAACTACCACAAGGACTACGAGATTCTCCGGGTTCGGGAGAACTGGCCCGGCAATCACGACGATGAGGAGGATGAATGAACTTTATGAGGGAGACGGAGCAGTATTATGACTGGCTCTACAAGATCGTCTGCGGCGAATGGGAACCCCGGAACCTCAGCTTTCACCGCTTACTGATGTATCTTTTTAACCGGGATTATATTCCGGCGTGCGAAATGGATGTCTGCCGGGCAACGGACGGCATCAACCTGCGGTACCGCTTTGCATCGGAGAATAATATTCCGTACGGGAAGATCGATGCGGTATTTCAGGGCGTACCCTGCTCTATGCTGGAGATGATGGTTGCGCTGGCGATTCGCATCGAGGAGCACATCATGGAAGACCGCAGCATGGGCAACCGCGTGGGGCAGTGGTTCTGGAGCATGGTCGTCAGTCTGGGCCTGGCTGCCATGGACGACACCCGTTTCAGCGAAGAGCGCGCAGAACCGATCCTGGCCCGGTTTATGGATCGGGACTACCAGCCGAACGGGGCTGGCGGTCTCTTTACGATTACCCGTACGTCCATCGACATGCGTACCATTGATATTTGGTACCAGTTGATGAGCTGGCTGAATGAGAATGAGGTTTGATGACATATGAATCAAAAATCTGCATCCCTATGGAAGGATTTGTTGAGAAGATACTCGACGATTCCCATGTGATGCTGCGAATCACAGCGTGTCGAGACGAGAATAACATTGGTCGGCTGATCCTGGCTGACCCGAATTACTGGAGGAAAATTGACAATGGAACTGACTGATATTTTGATCGACCTGAGCAACAGCAAGGCTGCACTGGAGGTGGCCAATCACACCATTCGCCGCATGAAGGGCAAGTGCATCCGGAAGAACATTCTCATCGCTGGTCTGCTGTGGTTCGGCTTTGTTTCCTGCAAGATGGTGAACGAGGCGGAAAAGCAGCGTAAGGAAGCCGATGAGCGTGCCCGTGAGGCAGAGGCAGCACTGGCCCAGATGACCCTCCAGAAAGAGAAAGACGTATAAAAACCTCGGAGAAAGGAGGAAGTCAGTTACAAATGATTGATTTCCTGATGATTGCAACGCGGACGGGAAAACGCGGGACAATCGAAATTTATCCCAAATTCATCATCAAAAAGTCGAAAGACCTGATGATCCGGGGTTCTGATTTTTACGCGGTCTGGATGGAAGAGCGGGGGCTTTGGAGCACGGACGAACAGGATGCGCTCCAGATGATTGACCGCGCGCTGGATATTTACGCGGAGGAACACAAGCAGGTCTTTAATGACAGCTACCGTGTTCTGCACATGTGGGACGCGGAGAGTGGGATGATCGACAACTGGCACAAATACTGTCAGCGTCAGATGCGGGACAACTACCACACCCTTGACGATACATTGATATTTGCGAACACCCCGGTCAAGAAGGAAAGCTATGCGTCGAAGCGGCTTCCGTATCTTCTGGAGGAGGGGAACATCAGCGCCTACGACGAGCTGATGACTAACTTATATTCTCCCGAGGAGCGGAAGAAGATCGAATGGGCGGTTGGCGCGATCGTGAACGGCGATTCCCGCAAGATCCAGAAGTTCCTCGTGCTCTATGGTCCACCCGGCAGCGGCAAATCGACCGTGTTGAACATCGTCCAGAAACTTTTCGACGGGTACTGGTCGGTGTTCGACTCCAAGGTGCTGGGGTCATCGTCCAATGCGTTTGCGCTGGAGGCGTTCAAATCGAACCCACTGATCGCGATCCAGCACGACGGTGACCTTTCCCGCATCGAGGACAACACCCGGCTGAACTCGCTGGTATCCCACGAAACCATGCTGGTGAACGAGAAGTTCCGCAGCCAGTATTCCAGCCAGTTCAAGTGTTTCATGTTTCTGGGCACCAACAAGCCCGTTAAGATCACGGATGCAAAATCGGGACTGATCCGACGACTGATCGATGTGGAACCTACCGGCGAAAAGATCCCTGCAAAAAAGTACCGTGACCTTGTAGCGAAGGTGGACTTTGAGCTGGGAGGCATCGCATGGCACTGCAAGGAAGTATACGAGCAGAACAAGCATCTCTACGATGATTATATTCCGACCCGTATGCTGGGTGCATCGAACGACTTTTACAACTTTATGCTGGATTCCTTTTATATTTTCAAGAAGGAGGACGGTGTATCCCTGAAGCGGGCCTGGGCGATGTACAACACCTACAATGACGAGGCTAAGGTGGCGTACCCATATTCGCGCCGTGCGTTCCGGGAAGAATTGATGAACTACTTCGAGGAGTACAAGGAACGCGCGGAGACCGTGAATGGCGAGCGGGTGCGGAGCTACTACAGCGGCTTCAAAGCGGAGAAATTCAAAGAGTTCCTTGACGAACCTGTGAAGGCAGAAGAACCCACTGCCGAGCCGGAAACGTCATGGATCGAGTTCAAGGAGCAGCATTCTCTCTTTAATGATATTTGCAAGGACTGCCCTGCACAGTATGCGACAGACGATGGCATTCCGATGCGAAAATGGGAGAATGTCGAGTCAAAATTGGCCGAACTGGATGCTTCGAGACTGCACTACGTGAAAGTTCCGGAGAATCACATTGTCATCGACTTTGATATTCCCGGGCCGGATGGAAAAAAGAACTTCGAGCGCAACCTGGAAGCTGCCTCCAAATGGCCCCAGACCTATGCGGAGCTGAGCAAATCTGGTGCGGGCATCCACCTGCATTATATTTACACCGGCGATGCAACGAAGCTGAGCAGGATCTACGACGAGAATATCGAGGTCAAGGTGTTCACGGGGAAGTCCTCTCTGCGGAGAAAACTGTCGAAATGCAATGATATTCCGGTTGCGACCATCAGCAGCGGCCTGCCACTGAAGGGAGAAACGAAAATGGTTGATACAAAGCAGATCCAGGATGAGCGGCACCTGCGTATCCTCATCAAGAAAGCCCTTGCCAAAGAGATCAGCCCCTATACGAAGCCCAGCATTGACTTTATTGCGCACATCATGGACGAAGCCTACGAGGGCAATGTCGTTTACAACGTGGACGACATGCGGAATGCGATCCTGGGCTTTGCTGCCAGCAGCACGAACCAGGCGGACACCTGCCTGAAGATCGTGGCGAAGATGCACTTCAAGTCGAAGGATGATATTCAGCGGGAGGCCCCTGTGGGGGAGAAAACGCCATTGATATTTTTCGACGTGGAGGTGTTCCCGAATCTGCTGCTCGTGAACTGGAAGTTTGCCAAGCAGGAGCCTGTACACCGCATGGTAAATCCTACGCCGGAGGAGATCGAGAGCCTGACAAAGTATCGGCTGGTCGGCTTCAACAACCGCAAGTACGACAACCATATCCTCTGGGCCCGCATGATCGGGATGTCGGTGGAGCAGATCTATGCGCTGTCCAACCGGATCATCAACGAGCACACGGGCTTCTTTGGTGAGGCGTACAACCTGTCCTACACTGATATTTACGACTTCTCGTCGAAAAAACAGAGCCTTAAGAAGTTTGAAATCGAGTTAGGGATCCACCATCAGGAGCTGGGACTTCCGTGGGATCAGCCGGTGCCGAAGAGCCTGTGGGACAAGGTAGCCGAGTATTGCGACAACGACGTGATCGCGACCGAGACCCTGTTCTACTCGAAAAAGCGTCAGGCAGACTTTGTGGCACGTGAGATCCTGGCAGACCTTGCCGGCATGACGGTGAACGACACGACAAACTCGCTGACAACACGCATTATTTTCGGCAAGGAAAAGCACCCCCGGCTGGTCTACACCGACCTTGCTACGGGAAAATCCGATGCGATCGTGGAAGTCGAGCCTGATATTTTGACCGACTGCAACATCATCAATGCCTTTCCCGGTTACGAGTGGGCCAAGGGCGAGGACGGCAAGTACCACAACATGTTCCGGGGCACGGACCTGGGCATGGGTGGTTATGTCTACGCTGAGCCCGGGATGTACACGAACGTAGCCCTGCTGGACGTTGCGTCGCTGCATCCGCATTCGGCTGTTGCCATGAACTACTTTGGTGAGTACACCAAGCATTTCAACGACCTGATGGATGTACGAATCTACGTCAAGCACGGCGAGTACGAGAAGGCAAAGGGGCTCTTTGGCGGCAAACTGGCAAAGTACCTCGATGATCCGCAGCAGGCAAAGGCTCTGGCGCAGGCGTTGAAGATCGCAATCAACTCAGTTTACGGGTTGACCAGTGCAAGCTTCGACAACCCGTTCCGCAACCCCAAGAACGTCAACAACATTGTGGCGC